AAGACACGTGTAGGCAGACACCTTAACAGGGAGTATGGGCTGAAACGAAAGCTCTTTATTACCTGTAACCCGAAAAAGAACTGGATGTATGATGAGTTCTACACTCCCTGGAGGAAAGGAACGCTCGAAGAGCACCAAGCCTACCTCCCCTGTCTGGTACAGGAAAACCCATTCATAGATCCTGACTATGTGGAGGGCTTGAAAACGACCTCTGACAAGGTTAAGTTTGAACGTCTCTTCAAGGGTAACTGGGAGTATGATGATAACCCGCTGGCTCTGTGTAGCCATGATGCTATCTGTGCGATCTTTGGCAATATCCTGGCACTCAGGACTGGAATACACTACCTGACTGGTGATATAGCCCGCTTTGGTGCTGACTATGCCAGGATCGGTGTGTGGGATGGATGGATGCTCATTGATTACAAGTGTTTCCCTGTCTCTAAGACAACGGACATCCAGACATATATCATCAGATGCCAGAAGAAATACAGGATCCCCAGATACCGTGCAATAGTGGATGAGGATGGTGTTGGCGGTGGAGTGGTTGATAACTGTGACATTGAGGGCTTCGTGAACAACTCAGTGCCTTTCGCTGGCGAGAACTACCAGAACTTACAGGCACAATGCGGTTACAAGCTGGCTGATCACATCAATGCAAATGAGGTAGGAGTGCTGGCAGACCTGGTAAGCCAGGCAGAGCGTGAAGAGATCACAAATGAGCTGGAACAGCTACAGACCTGGAAGCCAGACAATGACGGAAAGCTGATGTTAAAGCCAAAGGCTGAGATCAAGCTGGATATAGGCAGATCTCCAGACTGGAGGGATATGTTTCTGATGAGATCCTGGTTTGACTACAATGAGTACGATATACCAGACGATATAGAGCGTAGGTTAGGACTAACAACATAAAATAGTTACGAAATGGGATTATTTAACAGTATCGCAAACGAGGTGAAAGCTGCTATAGGCTATCAGCAGAGTTTCACGGAGCTGCTGGAGGCAAAGGATGTTTCCAGGGCTGTGAGTATGATGAAAGATTGCTCGATCCAGGCTGCAAACAATCTGAGGGATTTTGAGGTTTCCACTCACAAGATCAATGAGAGACAGGATCGAGCTGTGTATGACAAAAAGGGCAATTTCCTCAGATGGAGCAAGCGGTGGAAGATCCCCATCCCCTACCAGACTTTCATCAATGAGATAGCTCTGGTGTTCCTGTATGGCAGACCTGTGAAATGGACGCAGATCTCTGAGGGTACTGATGAGGCATTCCAGAAGTACACCAAGACCCTGGAGGATATACGCTTCAATGCCGCCATTAGGGAGGCTAAGCGTGTGGCAGGATCTGAGGGTGTTTCCGCTATCCTCTACCACGTTTACCGTGACAGTAAGACTGATGAGCCTAAGCTGTTATTGAACGTCCTGAGTAAGAAAAACAACGATGATATTTACTACATCAAGGATCAGTATAAGCGTCTCACTGCCTTTGCCTGGGGCTACTATCTGACAGAGGCAGGAAACAACACCGTACACCACCTGGATATTTACACCGATGATACGATCTACAGGTGCAAGCGTGCAAGTATCGGCTGGGAGGTGCTGGTGATCCAGAATCCCATTGGAAAGATCCCTGTGCTACTCTTTGAGCAAGAGGTGGAGCATGATGGCACACAGCCCATGATCGAGCGCACAGAGGCACTGACATCAACGGATGCAGACGTGAATGATCGCTTTGCCAATCCCGCTATGGTTGCAACGGCTGAGATCCTTAACTCTCTGCCTAAGGCAGAAGAAGAGGCTAAGCTGTATATCCTGAAAAACGGTGGAAAGGTTGAGTACCTTACCTGGGATCAGGCCAGCCAAAGCAAGCAGAATGAGTATGAGCGTCTGGATAAGCATATACTCAGTAAATCTTTCACTCCTAACATTGACTTTGATAACATGAAGTCACTCAGTAACCTCTCTGCTAAGGCGATCCGTAAGGTGATGCTCCTGGCAGTTATCAAGGCTGAGAAGCGCAAGGAAACCCATGATGGCTACATGAATCGCCACGCACACCTGATGATCGCTATCCTGGGCAACGTCCTGGACTATGCCCATAAGAGCCAGTATGATGCCCTCCAGGTAGGCCATGAGTTCCAGGAGCCGTTTGGTGATGATGTATCAGAAACCCTGAATGACATCCTGAGACAGTACGGTGCTGGTGGCATGAGCACCCAGACCATGCTTGAACTTTCTTACCTGATCAAGGATGCCAAGAAAGAGTATGAGCTGATCAAGGCAGAACAGCTGGAAAAGATGGAGCAACAGATCAAGCAGCAGCAGGAGCTGAATAAGCTGGATGTTTTCGGACAGGGAGAGTAAGGAGGTGACGCTATGCCAAAGATGAAGAAACTGGAAGAGAGCAATGGGCTTTACTACTTTATTTGCCCAGCTTGCAAGAAACCGCATGAGATAGGAACGGATCCACGTGATCAGTTCCCTGTGTGGGATTTCAATAAAGACCTGGAGAGACCAACGATCAGACCGTCTGTAGCCGTAGAAAGCACCTGGAAAGGTGAGCGAACCTACTGCCACTCCTTTGTGACAGACGGAAAGATCCAGTTCCTGGATGATTGCACCCATGAGTGCAAGGGTAAGACATTAGATTTACCAGATATAACTAAGAAGTTTGAATTGCTATGAGAGTAAAGAAAGTTAAGTGGACTGAGTTCAATCAGGGTGCTTATTCCCTGGCACATGACAATGATCCCGCTGTGGATCCATCCTTGTTTGAAAAGACCTATGAGGGTGAGGTAATCGAGACATACAAGCCGATGTTTGGATCACCCAGGTTTGTGGTGGCTTTGCCAGACGGTGAGATCCGTGAGGTGAAAATGACAGCGTGCAAGGCAACAGAGTTTGATGGCAAGCGTTAGTTTTGCAGCCTCTTAACCTGGTGAACGATGGCAAAGGGAAAGTATCTCAGTGGTAAGCAGCTCCAGCAGGCTCTCTTCAAACGCACAGAGGGCTATGCTGCCAATGTTCGTGCGATCTACAATGATTCACTGGGTAAGATCATAGAGATAGTGAAAGGCACAGAGCTGGAGCCTGGAGTGCCTTTCTCTTTCTCTGAGTACGGTTACACTGATGAGGTACAGCCGATCCTCAGGAATATGTATAGCCGTGTTTACCAGGCGATCCGTACAGGCATACAGAAAGAATGGATGTTCGCCTCAGAGAATAACGATGAGCTGGTTAAGTCTGTTTTCGGTGACAGCTCCATTGAGGATAACCACTTTGCAAAGTACTTTCTGAGAAACAGGGAGGCTATGGATGCTTTCTTTGCCAGAAAGACTGAGGGGCTGGATCTGTCTCAAAAGGTATGGAAGTACACAAGCCAGTATAAGGGTGAGCTGGAGGGTACGCTGGATCTGGCTATAGGTGAGGGCATACCAGCCAACAGGCTTGCATCCCAGATACAGCAGTACCTACAGGATCCTGACAGGTGGTATAGACGTTTCCGTGTGAAGATCGGAGAGGATGAGGATGGAAACCCAATCTATGGCCGTATATGGAAACGTAGGATCTTCGATCAAGAGGATGGTATCTACAAATGGATCAACGATGATCCTAAGCACTACCACCCAGGCCAGGGTGTCTATAGATCCAGCTACAGGAACGCTCAGAGGCTTGCACGTTCTGAGACCAATATTGCATACCGATCAGCAGACTATGAACGCTGGGCGCAACTGGACTTTGTTGTGGGTGTGGAGATCAAGCTGTCAAACAACCATCCAGAGCCTGACATCTGCGATCAGCTGAAAGGAATATACCCAAAGGATTTCAAGTGGACTGGCTGGCATCCTAACTGTAGGTGCTACATGGTTCCTGTGCTGGCAACGGATCAGGAGCTGGATGATATGGTGGATAGGATCCTCTCTGGTGAAGAGCCTGGCAACCTTTCGGTGGAATCGTCAAACGAGGTTACAGAGGCTCCTGAGAGCTTCAAGAAATGGCTGGAGGATCCTAAGACACAGGAGAGGATGGAAAAGGCTGAGGCAAAGGGAACGCTGCCTTATTTCATCAGGGATAACAAAGACCTGGTGAATCATGTGCTGAAACCTCCTACTCCTGAGGAATTGCACCACCAGGCTCTGGTTAAGCAGTACGGTGAAGAGGCCGTTCAGAAACTCTATGAGGCTTTCGATGCTTTCAAGCTAAAGATCTCCACTGGTGATCTGGCTTTCCAGGCTAAGAAGCTGAAATTCGAGGCTAACTGGGTAGCCGATAAGAATAAGTTTGCCACATCCCAGGAAATGGCTAAGATGCTCCTGGATGAGCTGGCAAAGGTGGAAAAGAAACTGGAGATCCAGACAGCATCCCAGGAGGCTCAGAGCGTACTGGCATTCAAGAGCAAGAGCAAGCCGCTGAAAGACCTACAGAAGCAGATCCAGGAGGCCATTGATAAGGGTGAGGATGCTGCCTTGATAAGAGACCTGACAGGAAAGGCTGCAACGAGGATCCAGGATCTGGAGAAAGCCAGGCTGAAAAAGCTGGTAGCCCAGGGAGGTGACGGATCCACCATTGATCTGTTTGCCACTGCTGAGGAAAAGCTGGAGATTGCCAGGCTACAGAGCGTGTATGATGATCTCCTGGCTAAGCACGGATCACAGTGGAACTATGAGGTGAATCATGCCTACATGGAGCTGGCAGACTATAAAAAGGAGCTGGCTAAGAAATACCACTCACACCAGGGAAAGATCCTGAAACTGAATGGTGAGACTGAGGAAAGTGCTGCTAAGGCTCTCCAGGAGTACCTGGATGCAACACCTAATACGTCCGCAATGACTGAGGTAGGTGGCAAATGGCACTTGAAAAGCTCTGAGCGTTACGAAATGGAACAGTTTGCTAAGAAGTACGGAATACCCATTGAAGAGCTGGGTTTGATAAACCGATACTCTTACGGATCCAAGTGGATCAACCGCTACAGCTATGGTGTGATCGACAGCTATCATGGTGTGGTGGAAGATTATGGCGGGCTGTGTCCTAAGTTCATCCAGGCTTGTAATGCCGCCCTGGAAAAGATGCCCAGATACCAGGGTACTGTTTTCTCTGGTGTCAGCTTTGACGCTGCCACACTCGCTAAGCAGATCCAGACGCTCCAGGAGTGCCTGGCTACAGGTCAGCCATACGTCAATAAGGCTCTGATGAGTTCTACCACCAACATCCCTAAGACATCAATCTTTGGTGATAACTTTATGTATGTGATCAAGTCGAAGCATGGAGCCGACATCAAGCCGATCAGCCACTATGCCAGTGAGGATGAGATTGTCTTTCGTGCTGGTGCTAAGTTCAAGGTTACTAAGGTGTACCAGGAAACCACCCAGAGGTTTGGCTTTGGAAGAGGCTGGGTAGTTGAAATGGAAGAGATATAAAGGAGCTTGCACAAAAAGTAGTTTGTAGTTTGCCATAAAAGATTAATACATAGTGCAAGAAAACAGGGAGCCTCTAAAGCTCCCTGCTCCCTTTCTCAAAGACCTTTTCCCAGTCAGTCTGATCCCCGAATGGGTTTGGTGATTTACCTGGTAGATGCTCCTGGATCAGTTCCGCTTTCCATCGTTTGTAAGCCTCAGACAGCGTTTCCTTTGTATCTGAGCGATCCAGATACTTTAGGTGAAACTCTCTCTCATACTCCCAGAACTGAGCCGCCAGAGGCCGTTTCTGATCGCCTGTATATGGGTTTTCACTCTCTCCCTTAAACCATCTGTAGTTTGAATAGTCCTCAGTGATCCCTGAGAAAAATCCCTCTTTGTTCCAATCCTTTGCCATATTATATACCTTGTGATTTTAATTTTAAGTCCTGTGCAAATATACCAATCATCCCACAGAGATCACTATATGAAATTTGCCCTTTTGATATATAAGCTACAGCTGTCTCAGAATTTACTTTCAGTATGTTTGAAATGATGGAAAGGATAGGAAAGCCACAAATTGCAAAATCCCTTGTTTCTGTTTTCCCTAACACACCATTTCTCCTAACATTTTCCAAAGCTGCTACTAACCTGGATCTGTCAGCCTCTTTAAGATTCAGGATGAATGCAGAATCTTTGATCAATTCGTTTACCAAAATATCCATATCACTTGTTATTTATGAAGTTATTGAATTTCTTGATCACCTCCAGCATATCAAAGTGGAGGTAGCCCAGGGCAAACGAATAGATGTTGTCTGGAATACCCCAGCGTGCCTCTGCTATGGATCCGACAATAGCACCTATAGTATCACTGTCACCACCCCAGGAGATTGCACGTCTGATAGCATCCTCAAAGCCGTGCGAGTTACAGACGATCTGGAGGCACAGAGGTACAGTACCCTGGCACGTCTCATCAAACTTACCAGGTGTAAACTCTCGATCCATGAAGCCAGGGTAGTACTGGTTCATGGTGTCTATGAAGTCTTGAAGATCAACGATCTTTGTTGTAGCGTAAGGCATGATACGTCCCTCCATTCTGATGGTTGATTGCTCACAGTTCCTGAAATACCAGATAGCATGAGCAACAGCAACAGCTCCCAGGATCCCCTCTGGATGGTTGTGGCTCACTGCTGCAGTCTTTTCTGCCTCTTCTTTTACATCTGTCGGGTTATCGTATGCCCAGGCTACAGGGCTAACCCTCATGGCAGCACCATTGCCAAAGCTGTTGTAAGGCTGAGGATTCTCAGATCTGAGCCACTGGGCAAAGCTGACACCATAGCCTCCCATCGGATGGGGGAACTGCCTACACCACTCCAGGATCTTTTCCTGATAGCTCTTTCCGCTCACTATAGCATCCATGATAGCGACCGTGCAGATCGTATCATCAGTGAAGCTACACTCATCAGAGAACATCTTGAAATT